TAAAAGTTCAGTAGTTTCGTCGTCATCTAAAATGTCAATCGCCTTTGTCTGCTTCTTCGTTAGAATCATAGGTCTTTTGCTCGTTCCATGTTATACCAAGTCCGCCAGAAACATCTAATTCATTTTTCTCAACATACCCTCTTTTCTTACCCTTAGTCTTTAAATAGAAAATTGTCGAACTTACCTCGCCATCTTTAATTTGCTTATGCAGTTGCGACTCTGCAAAGTCTAAAGCTATATCTGAAATATCATCAACAGCCTCTTTGTAGGCTTCGTCAAGTTTATACCATTCATAGTGAGTCTTGCGCGAGATGTCAACCATACGGCAAGCTGTGGTCACCACCCCGAGTGATTTTTCGAGGGCTTCGAGCATACTCTTTTTTAATGTGTCACCTTTGTTACTCACTCTTTTCTTTTTTGAGCGGCAAGGTCGCATCGAACGCCCCCTCCTGACTGGAAGTCAGTTGCTCTCCCAAGTGAGCTACTGCCGCATTTTTTCTATCCTGTAAAGATACTCTTTTTCCTTTATACATTCCTGCACCCATTTCGTCTATTTTACTAAATGGTAATATTGGAACGGTTATTTTGCAGGTTTTGTCTATTAGGTAAATGTATCGTAATTGGTAACCATGTAATGGCTTAGCTCCATTCTTTTTAGCATATCCAGCACTTATCCCTAATTTCTTATAATTAGAATTATTTAAAGTTTTATCCGCAATAATTTTACCTTCCCATTCAAGTATAGTTTTGTTTTTTTTAACTCCCGTTAAACTAAATCCACTTGCACGATAAATAGTACCATCACCGCATTGAGTTCCATCTGAATAAGATAAAATCCATTTTATATGTGGTGCGTTTTTTTTAATTAGTTTTATTGAAATTGAAATGCATCTGCTTTCAGAATACTTAGGTAGATAATCATCAAAAGCCATTCGGTTCAGTTCTACCATTTCATTCCAACCCGTTCCTTCTACCATTCCGATGGTTTTCCTGATGTCCATTGGGCTACCATAACTTAGAACACCATGCAATTTTTCATCAAGAAAACAGCCAAAATGAAGACTTGATTTTGGCACAACCTTGCCGCTGTAATGGTGTTTCTTTACAAACTCATTTGCAATTTTGGTTGGTATTACTTTTACGATTATTTCCTTTGCTCTGCCCATTGCATTATTATTAAGTAAAGTGCGTTTCCGTTGCTGTTTTCATTTCCCATTGTTTCAGCATATTTATACTCTTCTGTTTGTTTAATGTCTGATATTGCGTTTTTTATTTGCTCCGCCTGTTCGTCTGCAAGCGTAAAAGTCATTTGCTGAAATGGTGCTTTATCTCCATCCTTGAAACTAAAATCAGTCCCAAACCCGCCACCATCAATATCAAATCCAATAATATCCAACCCCCAACCTGTCAGCTGGTCAACGTCCCATTCGTTTGTAAGTAAATTCCAATCCCATTCACCTCCTGATACGTTATCTTTAATGATAAACTCCCTTTGTTTGTCTTCAGGGAGGTCAACTATCACAACAGGTATTTCCTTTAGCCCTGCTTCTTTGCATGCCTTAAACCGCATATTACCGCCTAATATGACCATATCCTTATTGACAACGATAGGTCTTATATCTAACATTTCAGGGAACTCCTTTATTGATGTTACCAACTTGGCGAACTTATCATCCTTTATTAATCTCGGATTATTCGGGTTTGACTTTATCTTAGATATGCTTGTTTTCTTAATATCCATACAGCTTGATTTTCAAAGCTACTTACTTACTGCGAGATTACCAAATTAAAAGTTAATGTGTGTTTTTTCGGCAACATCACAAAGCCGCAGGACGTTAGGTGCAATGCCAGCGGACACCCTAAAACATTCGCAGTTGACTATTCCAGTCATTAAAACGCTTTTCTTGTTTCTCATAATAATCTTTGTCAATTTCAAATCCTATAAATTGTTTACCCGCCTTTGCTGCTGCTATTCTTGAACTTCCGCTTCCTACATGGGTATCTAAAATCAAATTTGCATCCGCACAATATTCTTTTATTAGCCATTCATATAACTTTACTGGCTTTTGGCATGGGTGTATATTTTCATGCAGTTGATGTGGCATTATTCTGTTGGTTATGTAAATCTTCTTTAGTATTTTATCAAAAGAAGTCCATGCCAATTCACCAGCAGAAAAGTTATTTGTATTTTCATATCCCTTGTCCCAAAATATCCACCCTCTACTTATTGGCAATGGAAAGTAGTTCCCACCCCACACAATTTGATTTTTTGATACCCTAAACAGTTCGTCCCAATATTCTTTTTTTGGTGGTTCATTCCAATCTTTAGTTTCATGCTTCTTAATTCGTTTGTTTTTTCTTGCTTTAGGTGTTGCTGTTAAACCAAAAAAAGCATCTCCCCATCCGTAAGGCGGGTCAACAATAGCCACATCAAAGAAATTGTCAGAAAAGCGTTTTAATGCCTTAGTGCAATCTTCCAAATAAACTTCCGATAATGGCACTGCACCTAACATGGCATTGCCAAAAGCGGGGCTGACTTGCTCCGATGAAACTTTAGTATGTATATTAACTTCCTGCATCTATTTAACTTTTGTTCTATTAATCCCCGCCTTCGGCAATGCCCGCCCGTTGTGCGACAGCTTGTGAGAACGAAACGAAATACTAAAAATATGAATATTAACGAACTTATTAATTTTAATCTAAACCTACTAAATGAAGGTATAGATATTCGTCCTTTGGAATTTAAAAATACTAATGATGAATATTTAACTGACGAAAAATCTTTAGCTTTATTCAATAAAATGATTTCAGAATCGTTAATATTTTTAGACCAATTTAAAAGAATACAATTATCAACAAGAGCGTATGAAATTATTTCAAACGGTGGTTGGTTAAAATATATAACAGGTATTGAAAATGAAATAGTTGAAACTAATAATAGAAACAAACTAAAAGATACTCTTGAAATTGATTTAGCAAAATCAAATTTAGAAGCTAATGAACTTAACAAAAAAATAGCTAAACAAAATGCTAAAAATGAAAAGAAAAACAGGATTACTACTTGGATTAACATAGGCATTGGTATTATAAATGTTGGCTTATTAATATGGCAAATAATAAAATCTGAATAATTAAAAGGATAATTTGTAATTGAAAATATGTTAGTTTTTTAAATTTCATAATAAAATAATTTAAAGTTGAAAAAATGAATGAATTTGTACTATATATAATTGGTGTTGTAATCTTAATTGTAAACGTGTATTTTACTCGTTGGGTTTTCAGAATTGACGAACTTATTGAAACTCAAAAAGAACAAGCAAAACTGCTGAAAATCATTTCTGAAAAAATACAACAAAATACAAATGTTACTTTTGAAACTAAAAACTCTGAAAAATTAAATCCTTCAAAATTTACATTCGACAAAAATGTTTGTCCAGCTTGCCAAAATCCACTTTATGAATTTGATAAAAAATGTACAAATTGCGGATTAGTAATAACTGAATAAAGAAAGCCGATCGCACAACAGCAGTTTCAAGAAATGGCGAGGCACGGGATTTATTTGACATAGCAAAAGTTTTTAATTTAAAAGTTAGTGTATATTTGTGAAGGCTTGGTCTTGGCTCGTCGCCACTTCTTGAAGCCGCAAAACGTTATGTGCTATAATAACTACCTTCTATTGTATGCAGGTTTAAAATGATTGATATAGAACCTTTCTGATTGACAATTTTCCGTATGTGTTAAATATTCACATAAATACACTTTGTCAAAATCCCTACAATTTTTCCATCCAGATAATCTAAGTCTTAAATTTGTGCTTCTGCCTACATATATTATTTCCTCATTGTGTGTAAGCATATAAACAAAGTTTCTATATCTTACCTGAGCGGGTATTTTGGGTATTTCCTGCTTACTAATTACAGCACATAACAGCACATTGCCAAAAGTGGGGGGTTCGTGTTTCAAATCAACATTTGTGGTCATATCAAATTCAGTTTTTCAATTAAACATTAATGGTACAAAGCCCCACCTTCGGCAATCTGCAAACCGTTAATCTTTACGGGTTAAATTATATTCGTGTTTATGTTCGATAGCTTCGTCTAAAGGTATGCGTCTATGTTCTGCCATTGAATAGCAAACCAAAACAATGTCAGCTAATTCAGTTTCTT